AATCTTATTACGTGACCTGTCATCCACTGTACCATAAGCATAATCAATATCAGTAAACAACATATTTTCCTGATACTCCTTTATCCTGCGAACTGCCATTTCAGCCATAGTGGTATCCAAAGGATTCCCAAGACTACGACTTGCAGCAAGTACCCTTGCATTGATTTCATAATCAACGTGAAGTATCGGGATTGGCAGATAATTAGTCTGAAACTTTGGTCTGTCTGCAAGTCCACGAGTCACCCCGTCCATTGTTAAAGCAACCGCCATTCCATCACTTACATCATGCCATTCCAGAATTGTCGTTCCCATTGCATTACCAAGATTGAATGTCAAACCATTTGCAATAAGGTCATCCACTCCACCAAGACGATAACGAGAAGCTGCAATTAGAGCTTCATCTAACTGTTTCCACTCATCTCTACGAAGAACTCCATTGGTATTGATAGGAACAGCTTTGTAACAGGTAGGATCACTATAATTTCCTCCTTTATATACATCAATATAAGTCCTACCATCATTACCAACAAATGGACGAAGTGCTCCAAGGTCTAACCTCCCATCTTTCATCATTCGGGTTGCTAATTCCCCTTGAGCCTGTCCACCACCTATTAAATCAACATTTACGTTAGGCATTTCTATTTCCTCCTTTTTTACGTTAAATTATCATTACTCTAATGCGAGGATTGTGATATGTCCCTCCAGCACTCGATTCAGAACCTTCTGGAAGCGTTGACAAATCAACAGCATTCATAGCCACACCAACTATCAGATTCGGATAAACATCCTGATCTCCTGATGTAGGAGCAGAATACTTTTTGAGCAGTCCTTCACCATCGGATTCAAGAAAATCTCCAATGACAATGGTTTCTTCATCTCTTAGAAGAGCATTAACAATATCTCCTCTGTATGGAATCCATACTTGAACCTGATCCGCAGCAGCGTAATCAGTATCAATTCCACGTCCCTGTAATTCATCTTCCAATGCAAACATAATAGGAACGCAAGATCCCTGAGCAGTATCATGTGCTCGAACTTCACTATCTGAATCAAGTTCAAGCAACATACCCGGAGTTATAGCAGCGTGAGCAGTATGCTCCCTGATAACATCCGAATATTTCGTCAGTTTAATTGTTTCGTAAGCCATTTTACCTCCTTATTTAGCTTTTTCAGTTTCTAATTTTTTGGCTCTGAGTTCTGCATTTAGCAGTGGAGGTTCTTCTTCTCCATCGGCATTGGAACTAAATCCTGGTCCACCAAGTGAGTAATCAACAATTTCCTCCTTTTTAACAGAATTGAATACTTTTTCCAAAGTATCTTCATCCATCTTATTCAGTACTTCATCCGTCCAAATACCTTTTCCAGTATTGTCCAGAATCCCTTTAGTCATCTTCTCACGTCTTTCCTTCAACTGCTTTTTACCAAAATTAAGTGCAGCCTGATCTTCCGGAGTGAGTTCTTTGTTTACTTCGACTTTCTTCTCAACGATCTTCTCCTTTTCAATTACCTTTGGAGTAATTACTTTATCAAGAGCTTTTTCATCAAGAGTTTCCAGCCATACCCTATCTGCTTCGACAAAACCAGACTCCTTGTTTGCAAGAAGTGTATTGATTTTTTCGAGGCATTTTGGACATTCATTTTTCGGCATTTTTACCTCCTTTTTAGATTCATTATTATTTAATTGATTTAACACATATTCCACTTTCTTGTGGACCTCGACAGGCTCTCCTACAAATTCAATTTTCCCGCTTTCGAACTTATAAGATTGCTTATACATTTTGGTTCCATCTTTGGAACTCTTACTATAAATTAATTCATCATCATACATCTCTTCAAGATAATTGTAATTGTCATTCGTATCCATCCCTCGAAGAGTTGCATATACAGCATCCATTTTCTCACGATATCCCGTATCGGAATGATTGCCTATTTGATACAAAGAGTAACCATCTTCCCTAATCCTTTTAAGACGTTTCTCTTCCGTCTCTTTATTTGCTCCAATACCACAACCATCTTCAACTGAACAAGCTCCTTTCTGATCTGGCAATATTGCTAAATGATCTGGACGGTGATTATGTGCTATTCCTACATATTCCTCACCTTCATATTCTCCTTCCTTTTCTTCATTCTCGGTAAACATACCAAGACTTACTTCAATCTCTTTGGAATCATTTATATCATTAAGTGTGGTTTCAGAAATGGTATTGAGTTTATCTTCATCAAACCAAACCTCTGCCTTCAACTTCTTTCCTTCCACGTTAGTATTATAGATCCTACCAACTGTTCTGGTATCAATTATTTCCGGAGAATTGGCAGATACCGGCTCATCATCTTTTGTCGGATGATAAATTACAACTGGTATTCCATTCCAAGAATCTGGAAATTTACCAAGTTCAGTTATTTCATGAAGTAGTGGACCTTGACTACCATTATGAACACCTTCAACCATCATCACCACAGGAACCACTAAATGAGCTTTTTCCTGATGAACAGTTAGTTTTGGTTCATAGTCAAGAGTCTGTTTAAGTTTACAAACTATATACTCTCCTTTACCTTCATTGACATTCATTACCGTACCATTAGCTTGTTTAATGGCTGAAGGAGCACAAGTTTTATCAGTTCCTCCTTTTGCAATGCATCTTTTCAAAACAGAATTAGCAATTCGTACCCATTGTTTCTTCTGTTTATCTGTTAATCCTTTTTTGTGGGAATCTACATCTCCTACTGACCATGGCATTTTAATTTCCTCCTATTCTTTAGTTAATAATACTTCTGAAGTTCAGCTATCCAAGGGAGTGCAATACACCTACACATAGGATGTAAAGGAATCATTGGTTCTATTTCATCCAATGTAAATATCTTTCCTTCCAGTGCTTCACATTTTGGACAAACCCGATCATCACCAGCTGTCATCCACTCTCCTTTTACAATTACTCCTTCAACTGCCCAATTTCTGTATTCTTGAATTGTAGCGATGTGATGTGCCCGAATTACTTCTGTCCGTGCTAACATCTCTGCTCTCCTTTGCGCCGGGATAAATCTTCCTAATGTATCGGTAAGTCCTAACTTATCCACTCCCGCACCGTTAATAGTACTAATCAATTTTCGAGCTAATAATCTCGGTCCATCCCCATCTATTAATCCCTGTGATAAAATCTTACTAATTTGCAAACCCATTGCAGATGTTATATTCTTCAACTCAGTATAAACTCTGGTAAAAAGTAATCCAATCCTATCCATGTGAAATGGAGTTCCGAGTAGAATATTTATATCATCTATTGGCGGAACATTAATGCCAGCTTTTTTTAATTCATATCTGGCTCTGATTACTCCCCTCTTATAAGAATCAAAAACATACATATTTGTCCAAGCGGCTTCTATTGCTGTTCCTACCTGCTGAAACTGTCCCACCTTCAATAATCCCTTATCCACTTGCTCTTGCAACCACTTCATAAAGGCTGCTACCTTCTCTGGATCCCTTAGAAATGCAAATTCTCTGAATCCGGGTGGTATTGCTTGTAAAACATCCAAGTTATCTTTCTTTAAGCCAAAGCAATCCTGATCATCCACTCCTATCCTAATCGTTGATGTAATCTCAAGGAATCGCTTATTCATATCCCTTGCAAAAGCATTTCTCAACGCAGTCGTTCTGGTTGGATCATATAACTTACTTACAGTATATATATCTAAAACTTCCATTTATTTCTTCTTAATACCTAAACAACTTCCATCTGCATCCAAGTGAACATCCATAGAAAGACATCTATTATCTGTATTGTGAATACAATCTATATTATCACAAGTCAAAGTAACTTTACCAAGTTCACATTTTCCTTCTTTCAACCAATGAAGACATTTGGTAGCCATGCAACGATATCTACCATCCACCTTCTTCCATGTACAATTCTCCTTAGCCATTCTTCTTTAATTTCACCACAATAATACCATGTTTCTCACCAGCCTCATCATACTCTTCATCTTCAAGAGTATAAAAATTAGTTATGTTAAAATCATTATCCTTCAGTAACCCAATAAACTCATCCACTGTTGTTGTTTCGTCCTTTTTACCATCAATATACTGAGTATTTGAATAAATATAAATCAAGGCCAATCCTTTTGATTTCAATACACGAGAAATCTCTGGTATACTTTTCTTCATATCAGTTGAATGTAATACACTTAATGAATATACAGCATCAAATGTGCCATCAGCAAAAGTCAATTCCTCCGCATTTCCTTCTTGAAAATCTACAGTTGCTCCAACTCGCTCTGCATTCTCTTTAGCCAACTTCACTGCTTCTGGAACAAGATCAATTCCAGTCACAGACAATTTAGCCATGGAAAACAAAATGGAATCCCGTCCATTACCACAACCAATTTCAAGCAAAGACGTTTTTCCTTCTTCTACCAATTCTTCTGCAAATTCCTGAGCAAATTGAGTCGGTTGCAAATCATCCATCCAATGTGCTCCTCCATCTTCATAAACCTTTTTCCAATCAGTATGACTTGCTTGCATCTGAGCATTTACAGGTTTCTTCTTTGGTATTGGTTTTCCTGCAGGTACTGGTTTAGGAATAATATCATCTATCTCCTTCATCAATGCTTTTTGTTCTTCTGATATTCCAGCACCAACCATCTCTGTAACCAATTCAATCTGTCCTGCTGACAATCCCAAACATAACTCAAAGAATGCTGCAGGTGGCATTATTGACTCAGCAAGAGGATTAGTTGTGTATTCTCTTATTGCATTAGCCCTTGCCTTGCCAATATCAACTCTTTCCTTTTCACTAACTGAGAATAAGTCTAACCACTTAACTCTATATTCATCCTTCTGTAATGAAGGTAATATCTTTAATTCAATCAACCTATCCACAAACGGTCTTATAATCTTTGGTTCTGCATGATCTTCCCTTCTTGCCTGTACGTAGGTTTTCCATTCTCCAGCATCTTGTGTACTTGCCAACTCTCCACGTTCACTACCAGACAATATCCTTTGTGGAATACCAGTCACGGCAGATATACAAGCTACCTGTACATCAAAATGTCCTTTTGGATCAGCTACCTGCTGGTCTAATGCTTTCAAATCAACTCCTTCATTAATCAATATCCTACGTAAGTTATGTTCATATTCATCAATCTGATCTTTCATATCATCCTTCATGGTTTGCGTCATTTGGTAATCCTTATCCACCATCCCTTGAAAACCAGGACGAGCACCTCTCCAAAACATTTCAGCATCACCACCTACCAACTTTTCCAAATCCATCAACCTATTAAACACTGCTTCAAGTCTTGGTGTTCCTATTATTTCAGATTCCAAATTATCATCAACGATATGAATTACTCTGGAATGATGCACCTTTACACTTGAACTTGATCCACTATTAGCATCAGCTACCTCCACTCCATAAATTAAAGGCATTCCATATCTTTCACTCTTTGGATCATCTTCAAAGGTATCAATCTTGGCACTTCCTTCACCAAAAGGTTTGACATAAAGAAGTTTTCTGGTTTCTCCATTAACCGGTCTTACAAAACCTTCTCTGTTCCCTACATCATCCAATCCTAATAACAACACACCATACCTGCCTATACCAGTCAAACGATCCACTCTGGATAAACGAGTTTTCAACTGAAGTTTCCAATCTAACTGTCTCCAAGCCTTTTCAAATGCTGTTTCTTTATCATCTTCAGTTTCTATCAATTCTAACTCACCTTGCCATGTGGCTTTCACTGGACGATCAATAATAGCCTTAGCCATATCCTGCCTGACATACCTGCTCGTGAAGTCTGTATAAACGAGTTTCGTTTTATATCCAAGAGCTTGATATAAATCCCTGTCACCACCATACTGCTCGCCTAATCTTGCAGCCAGATTAGCCCTTGCTACCAACTCACTGGCAAGAGCATGAAATTCACTACTGGTTAGAATCTTATTTGAATGTCTTGTACGTTCCATTATCTTGTCTATTTTAGCCTACTGGCATAATCGTAAATTTAAGTTAATATTTCAAATACTGCATGAATTACTTTTGTTATCATATCTCCTATTTTAATATCCC